TAAAACGTATATCCCACAAGGATTTGCCCGAACTAGAGCTAACTGGCGCTGACCGGCCACGCTTGGAAACGATCACAAAAGACGATGCCCAATCAGCCGCGGCCGCCATTGGCGATTTCTCCCAGGCCATACTCGGGGTCACCCTCGAGCCTTGGCAGCTGCACGTTTTGGAAGGCATGACGCAACAGATCGACGGCAACTGGGTCTGCCGGCAATCGTTGATTTCGGTCGCCCGACAGAACGGCAAAACCACGCTCATGTCTGCGCTAATTGGCTGGTGGCTGGCCACCCAGGGCAGCGCCCGCGGCAAACCGCAGGTCGTCCTTTCCACAGCTCACAAACTGGATTTGGCCGCGGCCCTGTTCAAATACTTGGCACCAATCCTCGAGGCCAAGCTGGGGGCGCAAGTGTCCCGATCGTATGGCCGCCAAGAGCTGACAATGCCGGACGGGTCGCTATGGATTGTCCGGGCCGCCACGCCGCAGGCAGGTCACGGCTATTCGATCGATTTGTGCGTGGTTGACGAAGCCTGGTCGGTTTCTGAAGAGTGTGTCGATGAAGGTTTCAGCCCGGCACAGATTGCGCGGCCGAATCCGATGCTGGCCATGTTCTCAACCGCGGGCACTTCTGCGTCAACGCTCATGCTGAAATGGCGCGAACAGGGTTTGCGGCAGATTGATACGGGCGACGCGGGGCCGCTGTATTTTGCGTCGTATGAACCGCCGCCCGGTTTGGACCCGATGACCCCGGAAGCGTGGGCGTATGCCAACCCCGCGTTGGGCCGCCATATCAGCCTGGACACGTTGTACGACCGGGCTAAATCACCGAACCGCAACGCGTTTCTGCGCGGCCACGTCAACCTCTTCACGATTGCCTCGAACGCCTGGCTCGAGGCCGGGCTGTGGTCAGAACTGGCCGACCCGATCGACATGCCACCGGGCGGCGTTCTGGCAATCGATTGTTCAACCGACGAATCACGGTTTATGGGTGTCCGGGCCGTCAAGGACGGCGACAGAATCCGCGTCGGGGTCGAATTTAACTGTGATACCCAGGCTCAAATGTGGCGACTGGTTAACGAATGTGTGGCCGATAATCCGCAGCTGCGTCTTGCCCTGGTGCCGGCGCTCGAGCTGCAGTGCCCGCCGGCGCTGGAACGTCGCCGCGTGATCGTCGGCTATCGGGAACTGTTGAAATGGACGTTGCATGTTCGTTCGCTGATCATCGATAACCGGGTCACGCACCAGGGGCATGCAAGCCTTTCCGAACATGTCGAACGTGCGGTCATGGTCAAGAACCAGGGCAGTATCGGGCTATCAAGTACGAAAAGCCCGGGTGACATCACGCTGGCCCGGTGCATGGTCTGGGCTGTTGCGCTCGAGTCTCGCCCAGGACACGTTGGCAAACCGCTGTTGGTTGTCGCCGGGGGCTAACTTATTCGTGGACCCTCGGCACTTCGTCGGGATTTGTCGGGGGTCCACCCTTCCCTAAAGAATCGTGGCAAACTAAACACATGGCTGTTTTTAATCGCGTCAAAAAGGCGGCAATCAGTCCCGCCCCGGCAAAGGCCGCAGCCGCGGGTTCGATCAACGCCTACGGCGGCGCAAACATGATTGGCCAGTTCTATAGCTATCAAGAGGGTGAACTACGCAACCAGTTCATGCAGATTCCGACGGTCTCGCGTGCCCGCGATCTTCACGCTTCGATCTTGTGCGACCTCGAGTTGAAGATGTACAACGAAATGTGGAACGGCGAGGACATGGAAGAGGTCTATCTGGCCCCGCGTTCATGGCTGCGGCAGCTGGATCCCGAAATGCCAAACAGCTACCTGTGGGCCTGGTTGCTCGACGATTTAATGTTCTTTGGAAGAGCTTTTCTCTACGTGACTGCCCGCACAGCTGACGGCTATATGGCCCAGGCGACGCGCCTACCGGCAGGCTCTGTCACTTCCGAGGACATGGCCGGACCTGTTTGGTTCGGTAAATCGAAAGCTCTTTATTTCCAGGGCGGCATGCTTGACGTAAACAACGTCGTGCAGTTCATCAGCCCAGTACAGGGCATCATTTATTCGGGCACAAATGCTATGCAGACTGCGCTCAAGATCGAGGACGCACGCAATCGCAATGCCAGCTCGGCAATCCCTGCGGGTGTCTTGCGCCAGACCGGGGGCGAACCCTTGAGCGCACAAGAATTGGCCGAAATTGCAACGGCGTTTAACACAGCCAGGGCAACAAACCAAACCGCGGCCCTTAACGAATTTTTGACGTATGAACCGTCGACAGCGACACCCGACAAAATGCTGTTGATCGAATCAAGCAATTACAGCGCGCTCGAAATGGCCCGCGTTTGCAACGTGCCGCCGTACCTTGTCGGTGTTTCGACCGGCAGCTATTCCTACCAATCCAGCGAACAAGCCCGCCGCGACCTGTGGCTGTTTGGCACGTCCGTCTACGCGCAGTGCATTGAGGACACGCTTAGCCAGCAACTTCCCAGGGGCACCTATGTGGAATTTGACGCAGAAAAGTACCTTCTCGAGACCACCTATCCAGATTCAATGAACCCGGCAGACATGCCACAAGAAAACACACAAGAGGCACTTGCATGATTCGTTTTACTTGTCCTTCCGTCACGATCGAGGCCGCACCGGGCGAAGATTCCCGCGTCGTGTCCGGCGTGGCAGTCCCTTACAACGAAGTAGCGACGGTTTCGGACGGCACACAGGTTCGGTTTGCGCCTGGCTCGCTGCCGACCGACGGCAAAGCGCCCAAACTCTTCATGTACCACGACAGCGCAATGGCCGTCGGCGTCGTTACCGATCGCGTCGAAACTGACGCTGGCATGCTTTTTTCGGCCAAGATCAGCCGCACAGCCCTTGGTAACGATGCCCTGCAGCTCGCCCTGGACGGCGTACTTGATTCGGTCAGCGTCGGAGTCGACCCGGTCGAATACACCGTTGAAGCCGCCACTGGCGTTATCACTGTCACCAAAGGCAACTGGCTCGAGCTGTCGCTGGTCCCCATTCCGGCTTTTGCCGGGGCTACTATCGACACCGTGAAGGCCAGTATCCACCAACAGCCCGACGACGTGAGCAATAATCCAGAGAACACACCCGCAGAGGAGTCACCCGTGGAAGAAACCGCAGCACCCGCACCGGCACCCGTCGAAGAGACAATCGTGCCGACCGCACCGATCTACGCACAGGCAAAGCGCGAATTCCGCATGCCTGCTGCACACGAATACCTGGCCGCAATGCACGCAGGCGGCGACACGTTCCGCAAAATCAACGCCGCATACAAAGAAGCTGTTGACGCACAAAAGACGCAATTCCAAGCCGCGGCCGGCGACGTTCTCACGACCGACACGCCTGGTTTGCTTCCGGTCCCGGTCCTCGGACCGTTGGTGCAGGATCTGAATTTCGTGCGCCCGTGCGTGAATGCAGTGGGCGCACGCGCTTATCCGGACGGCGGCGCACAGAAGACATTCGTGCGCCCGACAATCACCACCCATACGTCGGTCGGCACGCAGTCAACCGAACTTTCGGCGGTCAGCGCGACCACAATGGTAATTGCTTCGAATTCCGTATCGAAGACCACCCTCGCCGGACAGGTCACACTCTCGGTTCAGGACATTGATTTCACGTCACCCGCAGCAATGCAGCTGATTCTTAATGACTTGATCGGCGAATACATGATCGCGTCGGACAACTTCTGCGCTGACAATTTGCTGACCGCAGCTTCCTCGAGCGGCGTTTGGGACGGCACGACTGCCGACCTGATGAAGTCGATCTACGACGCGGCCGTTGATGTGTCCAACAACCGCAACTGGATGCCGACCCACATGTTCGTCAGCCCGGACGTTTGGGGCCAAATGGGCCAGCTCGTTGACTCGAGCAACCGCCCAGTGTTCCCGTTCATCGGTGCAGGTCTCGCCGGCTACAACTCGATCGGCTCAAGCGCAGCAAACACCTGGGATTCGACCCCGCTCGGTTTGCAGCTCGTCGTCGACAGCAACTTCGCTGCCAAAACCATGATCATTACCCGCGTCGGCACCGGCGTCGGCGACGCGTTCGAATTCTACGAACAACAGCGGGGGGTCATGAGCCTCGAAAAGCCTGACGTCCTCGGCAGAAGCATGAGCTATCATGGGTACGTCAGTACCTTCGCTGCGATTTCGGGAATGATTCGCAAGATCACCCAGGCGTAACCCGAAAGGCAGGCCGCAATGGCCGTCTACTCGGTCACGTTCAAACAACGCGTCGACAACTACGGCGTCGTTCAGACCCTGACAAACACGCCGATTGAGGTCGGCCAATCGATCACCCTGGCATCGGTTGGCGACGGCCTCGACGGCACGTTTGTTGTCCTGGCACAGCCAGCGCACCAATTCGTCGGCGTCGACACTGAAGGCAACCTTCTGTTTGACCTCGAGGTGCAATACCCAAACCAGTTGCTGTTCTACGATGCCGGCGACGACGTGCTACGCCAGTCGATCATCCCGATCGGCACATGCACATGGGCACCAACCTGCACTTGGATTACAGCCCAAAACATTTTGGACTGGTTGGGTATCGCAGTGGCCACCGCCAGCGACCAGGCGTTTGTGACCCAGTGCGCGGCCGCGGCAAACGCATTTTGTTACCGCCGCCGCCAAGAGGCCGGGTACCTGCAGGACAGCCTCACCACGGCCCCGTCTGATGACGTGAAGCTTGGAACGATTCAGTACGGCGGCATGTTGTACCGTCAGCGCGGAAGCATCGATTCGTTCGCCCAGTTCGACACCAACGGCATGAACCCCGTAACGGGCCTGTCAGGCGTGATCAAACAGCTTTTGGGTATTGACCGCCCACAGGTCGCCTAATGACCGTACAGACGTACACAGATCTGTTTAACGAGGCACTGACCGACCTTGAGACCAACATTGCGGCCTTAACCGACCTGGTAGTGGTCACGGACCCGCGAAACCTCGCCCCGCCCTGCGCGTTTATTGACGCACCCCGGTTCGATTGCTGGTCGTCGGCGATTGCCAAAGTGACGTTCCCGGTGCGCCTGATCAGCCTGGGCCCCAACAACCTGGACGCGCACCGAAACCTTTTGAACCTTTCCGCGCAGCTCATGAACGCCGGACTGGGCGTAACTGACGGCCGCCCGACTGTGGCAATCATCGGCGGCGTAGAGCTGCCCGCCTATGATCTAAATATCAGCGTTCAGGCACAGGCTTAGGAGAACGACATGGCAAAAATCATCAGCCCTAGGCTCGGGACACCGGGCGACGACTTCGACGAAGCCGCCGCGCTCGAGGCCGGCATCAATGTGCAGGCGTTGATCGACGGCGGGTTCATTTCCACCAGCAAGGCCGCCAAATCTGCTAAAACCAATTCCGAACAAGAGGAGACCCGCTAATGGCTACGTCCACAATTCTCAGCAACCCCACAGTGACGGTCAACGCAATCGACATGTCCGATCAGTGCACCAGCGCCGTGTTCCACATCAACTATGCGCAGCTCACCGCAACCGCATTTGGCGACGTGGACAACAAGTATGTCAAGGGCCTCGGCGACCACAGCGTCGACCTCGAGTTCTACATGTCGTTCGCGGCCTCGGAAACCTGGGCAACGCTCAAGAGCCTGGTCGGCACCACGACAACCGTTGTTGTCAAGCCTGCAAGCGGCGCGGCCTCGGCGACGAATCCAGGTCTCACTCTGACGGGGTGCTTCCTTGCCGAGCTGCCGACGAATTTTGCCCTGGGCGAGCTTTCAACGGCCACAATCAGTTTCACCGGCGGCGTTTACAGCGAAGCGACCAGCTGACCAAACCTTCAACAGAAAGTAGCCCGACATGCGTCTGAACCTGCGTTACGAACGCGAAGGCCAAGTCCACGAAGTCACCACCAACCTCGCCGTCATCGTGGCGTGGGAACGCAAATTCCGCGCCAAGGCCGCGCAACTGGCAAACCAAATCGGTGCCGAGGATCTGCTGTATCTGGCGTTTGAAGCATCAAAGCGCAACGGCATCGTGGTGCCCGCCGACTTTGACCGTTTCGTCGAAGGCGTAACCGACATCGAAGTGATCGACAAGGCCGACGCAAACCCTACCCCCGGGGCACAGTCCGACGTTCCCTAGCCGAAATGCTGGTTACCGTCGGCTGGTGGCCCCCGGACATAGAGTTCGATCTAAAAGACCTCAACACGGTTGCGAAAGTGATCGAGGACAGAAACCGGGAACATGGCCGCCGTAAGTAGCTTTCAAATCTACGGATTACAAGAGGCGCTCAAGGCGCTGAACGATTTTGACCGCACACTGCGCCGGCAAATCACGAAAGACATTCAGGGCGGCGCGGGTCGCAAACTGGTGACCGCGGCCCGGTCATTTATCCCGACTAAAGAACCACTGTCAGGCATGGCCAAATCGCCTTTGATCGGCGGCCGCGAAACAACCCAATGGGACCGCAACCAGGTCGAACGCGGCATCAGGTCGATCGTCGGGCAGCGTGCCAGGCCGCCCAAAAACATCACGTTCTCTAACGGGCGCACCGTCGCGTTTAAAGGCACACCATTCTCGCTATTGGTGTTGCAACAGAAAGACGCTGCCGGCGCAATCTGGGACCACGCAGGCCGCGCTAACACAAGCACAGTGTTTGTCCAGAATCTCATTAACGAAGGCGAGCATGTAGGACCCGCTACCGCGCCTCGAGCGTTGCAACCGGCCGCGGAACAGGCAACCCCCACCGTTGAGGACGAAGTGCGTACAATCGTCGAAGACGTAATGAAAATCGTGAACCGCAGACTGGTGTAGCCCGTGGCAATCAATATCCCCATTTTTTCTAGCCTGGACACCAAAGGGTTTGACCGCGCCAAAAAGGAATTTCAAAGCCTTGAAGGGTTCGGGCAGAAAGCCGGGTTCATTGTCAAAAAAGCAATGTTGCCGATCGCGGCCGCGGCGGGCACTGTCGGTGCAGCTCTCGGGGTAGCCGCTAAGGCAGCTGCAGAAGATCAAGCCAGCCAGGCACAGCTCGAGCGTCAGCTACTCGCATCGACCGGGGCGACGCATGCACAGATTGCGGCCGTCAACGATTACATCAGCAAAACCCAACTGTCCCTGAACGTCACCGACGACATGGTGCGCAACGGCCTCGGCACCCTGGTGCGCGCAACCCGCGACACCACACAGGCACAAAAGCTAATGAACCTTGCCCTGGACATATCCGCGGCGACCGGGAAAGACGCAGAAACCGTCTCTTTGGCATTGGCAAAAGGGTATTCGGGTCAGCTCACAGCTTTAAAAAAACTGGGTGTGCCGCTCGATGAAAACATCGTCAAGACGAAAGATTTCGAAGCCGCGACCCGGCAACTAACCGACGTATTCGGCGGGGCCGCGGCCACCAAAGCAAACACGTTCCAGGGCAAGCTTGAAGGCCTCAAGATCAGGTTCAGCGAAA